GTGGTAGACGGTGCTTAGATCCGTCTTTAAATGATGCAGTATCTCTCTCCTATTGAGTGTAATTACACTGCATAAAATCTAGGAAGCCTAGGGTTTTTTATTTTCTTTGTCCCAATGACTCGACTTGACCCCATCGGGAGGCGAAGCGGGGTTTACCAACTTACACAAGTAACCGGGCAGCAGCCCCTATAGTACTACACATGTAAACATGTTAAGGAATCACTATGCAGATAGTAGACAACAAGGCGTTACTGTTACGTCTTCGCAATCCCAGTCAGGTGACTACTGTCATACCAAAGAGTAAAGACTTAGGTGATAACAAGGTATTGGTTAACTGGGACATTGAAGAGACCCACGTATTGCGTAACCTAAACATCAAAGCACCTTCACCTATAGAAGGTAAGTACGAATGGACGGGGGAGTACACACCCTTTAAGCACCAGAAAATTACCTCCTCTTTTCTTACGCTTAACAAAAAAGCGTTTTGCTTTAACGAGCAGGGTACTGGCAAGACCGCCTCTGCTATATGGGCATCAGACTTTTTGTTAAACAAAGGTAGGATAAACCGAGTACTAGTAATCTGCCCACTATCTATTATGGACTCAGCTTGGCGAGACGATTTGTTTAAGTTTGCGATGCACCGAACAGTGGACGTAGCTTATGGAGCGGCGGCTAAACGTAAGAAGATAATTGAGAACGGTGCTGACTACGTGATAATAAACTACGACGGGTTGGCTATAGTTGAGGAAGCCGTGGCTAACGGAGGCTTCGACTGCATAATCGTTGATGAGGCTACGCATTATAAAAACCCACAGACAAACCGTTGGAAAACTTTAAACCGCATAATCAAACCTAATACTTGGTTATGGATGATGACAGGTACTCCTGCCGCACAAAGTCCCCTTGACGCTTACGGGCTAGCCAAGTTAATTAACCCCAACAAAGTACCTAGATTCTTTGGATCGTTTCGTGACCAAGTGATGTACAAAGTTACCAACTTTAGGTGGGCCGCTAAAGACACGGCTACTGAAGTTGTCTATAACGCATTACAACCTGCCATTAGATTTACTAAGGAGGAGTGCCTAGACCTACCCCCTATGGTATATGTAAAGCGCGAGGTAGAATTAACACGCCAACAGAAAAAGTACTATAAAGAACTGCAAACTAAGATGGTGATGCAAGCAGCAGGGGAGCAGATAACCGCAGTCAACGCCGCTGTAAACATGAATAAACTACTACAGATTTCCAGTGGTGCAGTGTACACCGATGAAGGGGAGGCTCTAGAGTTTGATATCCAGCACAGGTACAAGGTATTACGAGAGGTCATAGACGAGTCTAGTAAGAAGGTGTTAATCTTCGTGCCGTTTAAACATACGATAGACATACTTACTAAGAAGCTACGAGAAGATAAAATATCTACTGAGGTTATACGCGGAGATGTATCTGCTCCTAACCGCACAAAGATATTTAAACAGTTCCAGCAGCAAGCCGATCCAAAGGTGTTAGTCATACAGCCTCAAGCAGCAGCACACGGTGTCACGTTAACTGCGGCGAATACAGTTGTATGGTGGGGGCCGACAAGCTCACTTGAAACCTACGCTCAAGCGAACGCCCGTGTACATAGGTCAGGACAGGATCACAAATGTACGGTTGTACAGCTACAAGGATCTAATGTAGAAAGGCGTGTTTACGCATTACTAGACAACAGAATTGACGTACACACAAAAATGATTGACCTTTACCAAGAAATACTTGACTAGACGACATATCCCCATTAAAGTGTACTTCTCGCTATCTATTGGAGGAAGTGATGAGTACAGATGTAACCCCTGAGAAGTTGACGGACACGTATCTAAAGATAAAAGCTCGACGTGCGGAGTTATCCGCAGAGTTTAAATCCAAGGATGACCCGTTGGCTGAACAACTAGAAAAGATTAAAGTCGCCCTTTTGAAGTACTGTCAAGAGCAAGGGTTAGAGAGTGTGAAGACATCCGCAGGGTTGTTCTATAGGTCAGTCAAGACTAGGTATTGGACTAGTGATTGGTCTTCTATGTATGAGTTTGTACTAGAAAACGAAGTGCCAGAATTCTTTGACAAACGATTAAACCAAGGCAACGTGCGGCAGTTTTTGGAGGAGAACCCCGACCTTGTACCTAAAGGTCTCAACGTAGATTCAGAATACGCTATATCAGTGAGGAAAAAATGATGGATAAATTGGAATCTTTTGTACAGATAGAAGCAGTAGCCGAACACTTTGCCGTGTCTGTCTCTACCATAAGATCGTGGATACGTAGTAGGGCTATATCGCACGATGCCTTTATAAAGGTCGGCCCCACATACAGGTTTAGGATCACAGACGTAGAGATGTCCCTGCTATCTAATGGTGCTGAATGGAATGAGAATGACGATATGGTAGCTCCATCCGCGCAAAAAATAGCCGAGCATAAGGTAGCAAGGCACATGGCTAAGAAAGAAGCGGAAGTCGAAGTTGTAGACTTCTTTGACGAAGATATCTAGTGTGCGCCGAATTAGCATACGTGATAGTAAATTTTCTATTGTGGTTGGTGGTAAAACAACTATGATGGAAGACACCTTTAGGGATCTAGTTATTGTCGATGCGGCTGTGGTATCACGCTCGTACTACGCTAACGCCTTTGATCCGAACAGATCAGAAGTACCTACGTGTTGGTCAGCAGACACGCAGCGACCTTCTACTGATGTCCCTAAAGAGCAAAAGCAAGCCGCCCGTTGTATGGATTGCCTACAGAATATACGTGGGTCAGGGAGTAATAATGGACGTGCTTGTAGGTTTTCACAACGTCTAGCTATAGTTTTTGATGGGCAGTTAGATGAGGTGTACCAACTACAGTTACCCGCTACCTCTATATATGGTAGAGATAGTAATGGGCATATGCCGATGCAAGGCTACGTTAAGTTCTTGTCTAGCAGAGGTGCTGTAGCAACTCGTTTAATTACGCGAGTGTATTTTGATGAACAAAGTCCGATCCCTAAACTTTATTTTAAACCTATACGATCACTGAGTAACGAAGAAGTATCTATGGTTCAAGACTTAAAAGATCACCCCGACACACTCAAGGCAATACGTCTAGATGTGTCTGCGGAACCAAAGTCACCCTTCGCAGTAGTAGACGGTTTTGAATTAAACGCAACCTAGTAAAGGAAAATAGCATGAGTTATATAATCCCAAATGTAGAGATACTGTACCCCCGTATCAACCAACCCTATCGTTTCGATTCGTCAGCAGGTGAGAGAGGTAAGAGTGTACCCTGCGATGCGTTTGATGATGGCGCAAAGTATGAAGTTAAGTTTCGTATGACCGGAGAACAAGCCAAGACTCTGTATGGTCAGATGGCTACGGCATACCAAGGTGCTAAAGAAAAAGGCTGGCCCGATAAATTACCTAATCCTTTTGATAAAGAAGAGGAAGGTACGTTTGTAGGTAAGGCTGTACTAAAGGCAGCGTATGGTAAGGACGCTACCGAACCACCCAAGCAGTTCGACGCTAAGAGTAAGGAGTTACCAGAAGACTTCAAACTCACTACAGGAAGCATAGGTAACATAGCTGTTACATTCTATCCCTACAAGATGGCAGAGGCAGGGGTGTCCATACGCCTACGAGCGGTACAGGTTATCAAGTACGTACCTATGGAAGCCGCTTCACCCTTTGCCGCAGTAGATGGGTTTGAGCATGACAGTAGTAATCCCTTTACTGAGGTAGCTCCTACAGTAGAAGCCCCCAGTGCTAGTGTTGAAGTGGACGATGATATCTTCGGTGATGACACATCAGAAGAAGCTCCTGTAAAGCAGCCAAAGAAAACTGCTAAGAAGAAGTCCGTAGCACCAAAAGAAGAAGACAAAGAGTTAGCGTCTATTGTTGATGATTGGGACGGGTAAAACCTCCTCTTATAAATAACCCGTAGCTAGGAAAAATACGCCGAAAAGGGTGCGTACCTGCACCCCTGCTACTTTTTATCTCGGATGCGAATATGAATACAAAATCATTTTTGCAGGGGTCTTTAGCTGTCGATGGGTTTTACTGTATTTGGGCGCACAACAAGAAGACTGGTCATAAACCACAGAAGTTTTATTCAGATGTGGGGGAATTAATTGACGAGGCTACCCGACTAGATACAGAAGGATACGACTGCTATTTTGCCCTAGCAAGTTTTATAAACAACACTACACGCAAGGTAAAGAATGTATCTAAGTTAAAGTCATTCTTTCTTGATATAGACTGTGGGGATGGTAAAGACTACACCACACAGGAAGACGCTATTGTTGCACTGCAAGCGTTCTGCAAGACTCTCAAGTTACCCAGACCTATACTTGTTAACTCAGGTCGTGGAGTGCATGTGCATTGGCAGTTGGCTGAACCTGTCGTATACGATGATTGGTTTCCTGTAGCTTCTAGATTTAAAGCTATGACCAAGACTCACGGGTTAAAGTGTGATCACACAGTAACGTCAGATGCGGCTAGGATATTACGTATACCTACCACGCACAATCATAAGACTAGTCCTCCTAGTGAAGTGCAATATTTTGGTACTCCTCGCCAAGAGTGGGTTGATTTTGACGCTTTCTCAGAACTGCTTGGTAACGACCCGATACCAGTTCCCGAAAAGGTTATAGAAGAATTTAGCGCGGTAGTGCAGGGACTTCACAGCAACAAAGAAAACTATTTTAAAGACATCATTGTCAAAACTAGTAAGGGGGAGGGGTGCGCTCAGTTAGCTCATGTACTTAAAAACCCCAACGAAGTTAGTGAACCGTTATGGTTTGACGCAGTATCTATTATCAAACACTGCGTAGACGGTGGCAGGGAAGGCGCACACAAAATATCTAGAGGCTACGATAACTACGATCCTGAAGAGACAGACAGTAAGTATGATACAACCAAACACGTTCATAGGTGTGAGACCTTTAACGACAATAACCCTGACGTGTGTACTGACTGCAAGCACTGGAAAAAGATTGGGTCGCCTATAGTCTTAGGACAACGTGTCAAGGAAGCAGAAGCGGAAGATAACGTAGTAGATATAGAAGATGAACTGGGGGAGAGTTCTACTTACATCATACCGTCTTACCCTAAACCTTACTTCCGTGGGGTGAACGGCGGGGTGTATCTACGTACTAAGACAGATGACGGGGATGTAGATGAGAAGCCTATATACCATAACGACTTATACGTAGTTAAGCGTATACAGGACATCGAGACGGGTGAGGGCATAGTTATGCGTCTTCACCTACCCATAGATGGAGTACGGGAGTTCACTATACCCCTCACCGCCGTAACATCTAAGGAGGAGTTCCGTAAACACATGGCGCATAACGGTGTAGCTGTTACTAGGATGGACGACATTATGAATTACACAACAAAGTGGGTAAACGAGTTACAGGCTACCACTGCTACAGTACAAGCACGTAGGCAGTTTGGTTGGACGAGTGAAGACCGTGAGTCTTTTGTGTTGGGCGATAAAGAATATTTTGGGGGTAAGATAGAGTCAAACCCCCCGTCTTCCGCCACAAAGGATCTATTTCACGCCTTTACTCCTAAAGGTACGTTGGAGGAGTGGAAGGACATGGTTGGCTTCTACAACCGTGACGGCTTTGAACTACATCAATATATTGTAGCTACTAGCTTTGGCTCCCCTCTGATGGCTCTATCACCTATCGCTTGCTCTGGCCTACACTTACACAGTAGTGATACTGGGTTAGGTAAGACAACTGCTATGTACGTAGCGTCTTCGGTATGGGGTAAACCGAGAGAGTTAGTAATAGACAGAACAGATACCCAGAACAGTAGGATGTTACGAGGAGAGGTGTACCAGAACTTGCCTTTGTATATTGACGAAATGACTAACGCCAAACCTGCCGACCTATCAGATATTATCTATCAGTTGTCTGGCGGTAGGCAGCGTAACCGTATGGCAGGTGGTGGTAATGTAGAACGTGCTAGGGGCAATCCTTGGAGTTTAATATCTGTCTCAACTGGCAACACTAGCATGATAGAGAAGGTTAGTCTGGCTAAAGCTATGCCGAAAGCAGAGGCACAGCGGATGATGGAGGTTAAGGCTGTAAAGCTATTTGACGAATCAGGGACTAAACATCTGACCGATGTTCACGCATATAATGCAGAAAACTTATACGGTCACGCTGGGCCTATATACATACAGTATCTTATAAATAATATAGACGCAGTGGCGGCGCTCCTAGACAAGGTGCAGAAAGCTGTGGACAAGGAAGCAGGGCTGAAAGCAGAAAATAGGTTTTGGTCGGCAGGTGTATCTTGCACACTAACAGGGGCTATTATTGCTTATCGTCTTGGCCTGTTACCTTATGACAACAAGAAACTAATGAAGTTCGCTTTAAAACTTCTAGGGGAGAACAAACGTGCTGTTACTGATATGAGTTCTTCTATACAAGAAACTCTTAATAACTACATGCATGAAAACTGGGGCAGAATACTGAAGATACGTAGCACCGACGATCTTAGAAAGTCCCAAGACAACGGGCTAGATGAGTTAATAATCCCAGAGCTTGATCCTAGGACGAGTCTAGTAGGTAGGTACGAGACAGATATAAAGATGTTGTACTTGCTACCTAAACCACTAAGAGCTTGGTGTGGTGTACAGGATTTAAATTACAATTCTACTAGAGGGGACTTAATCAAGCACATGGGGGCTAAGGATAAGACAAAGATGTTGACCAAAGGTACAACTACGGTGCTAAGTCCCTCTCGCGTATTAGCCATAGACTGTAGCAAATCGGCTCTATCTATAGACGAAGATGCTTAAAATAGATGATCTTGACCCTGATGGGGTTAAAATAATCGTCAACTGGGACAACATGGTCATAGGCGCTTCGGTATTTATAACTTGTATTAACACACGCAAAGCTGTTATACAGTGTAAAGCTATAGCCGCCCGCAAAAAGTGGACGTTAAAAAGTAGTGTTATAATACAAGATGGTAAACTGGGAGTACGTATCTGGCGTACCCTCTAGCAGGTTTCTCTTTCTCCCTGTTCGTTTCCGAGGCGGCAGGGAGTTTTTTAATACAAGTCTCCAAACCCTTGCGTATAATCTAGCCGACTGCGTTCCATAGCTAGCTTCATAAGTGGGCTGATACTAACTCCATTGTGCATGTTGTTGCTACTCTTTATATGCGCCTTCATGGAACGGTTTATCTCTTTAGCAGTCAAAGCCGCTACAGGGTGTTTCTTATTAAACTTAGTCATTTCTTCTATAGCATCCTCTATACGCGAAACATCCCCCATCCTCTGAGCAGTATAGTATCTCCTTAAAAGCTTAGTTCGGTTATCGTTAACCGTCCTATCTATTTTTTTCTCTATCATATTCTGTTCTTGTTTAAACGTGTATTCGGCAGGAGGAAACCCTACGAAGCCCGAAGCTAACTGCCCAAATGACAGGTCATCTTGTATGACATCTCCGCGTCTGCTGGCTATCCTTCCTTCTCTAGCGTAACGTCCGAACGAGTTTCTCCACATATTAGTAAGACCTGCGGGGGATAAACTCTCTACCCCTCGTTCTATTTCACCTTCGTTAAAGTCTTTACCTGCACGATACAAACGCTTACCCGTACTCCAAGCAGGGCCACCGAAGTGGAACCCAAGGAACTCTTCTGGAGAAGGATCGGTGTTGTACCTGTTCTCCTGTATAAGAAGCCCACTCAACCTAACACGATTTGAAAAGTCTATACCAGACGCTTCAACAAGCGGCCCTTTAAAATACCCTTCGCCAATGTACTTACGCACGATGGTATCAAAATCCTCGTCGTCATCGTCTGCCATGATGTTATATAATAAGGACACCGCACCATATATAGGTATACCGCGTATTCCTGCAAATAACACAGCCGTGCCGTGGAACCCTATCATTTGATTCCTAGCCAACCTTCTAGTTTCTAGTCTTTTCTTTTTCTGTGCGGTAGTTTCGTTTGGCGGCTTGATAAACACAGCATCCAAGTACGTAAACATAGTGTCGAACATGGTCTGATACATCTGCAAACCGTAGTTTTTGTACATAAACGCTGTGCGACCTAGACCCTGTTGAGCTATACCCGCACCCGTCTCAAGCACTGCCCCGCCATTAGTTCTCTGCGTGTTATATAGAGCCTCACTTGCGGCGGCTTGTTTCTGTGCGTCTGTTGGGTTCTTACCGTATTGAGCAAGCTCTAGTTTGTAAGACATTATTAAGGTTACTTGACGGTTATATCGTTCAGCCGCGTTAAATCCTATAGCTGACAAAGTAGAAAACGTATCTAAAGTTTTATTAAATATACCTTTCCGGTCTACACGTCCTGATTCTTCTAAACCTAAAGCATCAGCTAGGTACGAGTTGTTTAAGTGTCCCCGCTTCGCCGCTAGTTTTATTAACGGCTCAAGGTTCTTTAGCTTGTTCTTTAGTTGTGGGGGTAAGTCTTCTTTTATAGTGTAGTTACCTGCGTCATCGCGTACAAACAAGTCTTTGACAGATAGCTTACCCGCAGTAACTATGCTGGACGCGTCACCCCAACTAGTAAAAGTTTTATCTACTCCATATTTAGCGGATAACATAGGCATAACAAACAACGGTACTTGCGACAGGTTAACTAGAGCAGAAGAAGCGTTAAATCCTATGGTGTATATGAACGCCGCCTGATTAGCAACTTTTACGTATCCTTCTAGGCTCTTGTTAGCTGCACCGTGACGCGCAAACTTAGCGCGTTCTCCTAACTCATTAGCAATGATAGCAGTTGAGTATTTGAGTCCCACGGAGCCTGTTTTGAACAGTCCATCTTCTTCGTTTATGTTTAACTCCTTACCCCTTTTTATTATATCTCTTTGTATTTTATCTATTTTTGCACCGGAAGCTATCCGTGCCGCTTGGCGACCTAGCTCATAACCTTTAGACTTCATCGCATACAACGAGTCTTCTTTATACCCTCCGTAACCTGCCCTAGGCTTTAACGACCTAGCGTAAGAAGTCTCTGGTAACGTGTTAATAAACAGATTCATAATCTCGTCTTTCAACTCTGCTTGAGCTTTCCTTTCTTCAGAGCTAGCATCTGGACGGTCACGAGAACTTAAAGCAGTAAGTACTTGCCCTACAAACGAAGTAGGAGGTGCTTTCTCAAACGTGTTTAGCTTTAATTCCCCATCACTAGTTTCTATACTTTTTTTATCGACGAGGTTTAAATCTAGTTCCTTCTTAGCGGTGTTACGTTCGGCCTTAGAGGTAAACATACGTACCACGTAGGCATCACTAGGGTTAGTAGCGTTTTTGTTGGCGTAAGAGAGTTTGTAATGCCCCTCTCGCACCAAAGGGAAATAGACATCTAGTGTAGCTTTGTTAAACATCTTTGCAAACACGTCCGTCTTTAGCTTCTCCGCTGCCGCTATAACACTGGCACGTTGCTCTGGAGTCAAGCTATCTAAATCTGATAGCAACGCCTCGTCTATACGAGTTGTCATAACCTTCTTTAGTTTAAGGTATTCTCTTTTGTAAAAGTCTCTCATGTCCTTGTAAATTTTCTGCCCACCGCTAGCCTTTAACTTGCTCCATTCCGTCTGCTGTCTTTCCCATACCTTAAACAAGTCGTTACCACTTTCGTCAGTCTTACCCTCGTACTTCTTCCTTGCATCGGCTTTAGACAATGTGGGATCTACTTGGTATATAGTGGCTCCGTACTCTGAGCTATATATGAGGTTATCTAATATCTCTTTGGCTTTAGGGTTTTTCTTAGTCCATATAGTCACTTTGTTTATAGCGGCTTTAACAACGTCGTCTGCATCATTCATATCTGCACGTTGATTCTCAAACAGCGCATGTAGCTGTAATCCTAAGTCTCCAAACCCTGCTGCTTTAGCGACATCTCCAAGACTTTGTGAACCTTTAAGAGTTAAAAATAATTTTTTAGTTGCGTTAACAATACTCAGATCGTTTAGAAATTCAAGAGACGTTTTACCGAACTCTTCACGGAACTTAGTTGTAGCTTTACCTAACTCAGTTTTTTGAGTTTTTAGATCTCGTGCTAACTCCTTTACGCCTTCGGGGGAGGACAGGTTGCGTAGCACATGCCCGTTACGGCTCTTAGGAGCAGGAGACAACATAGACATTATCGCAGCATCTGCTTGGTCTAACGTCGAATCTAGTGGCTTAGTATCCATGCCTACCAAACGTCGAACAAAGTTAGTTACAGCCCTAAAGAATTTATCTAGCGCAGTTATCTTTGTGCCATCGGGACGCATACCTGCCAAACGCTGCTGAAACTCAGGGTTACTAAATGCTTCGGATACAAACTCTTCTAAACTAGTCGCGCCGTAAGCGGTGTCTAACTCACCCTTAACATCGTTGTATAACTTGGTAAGCTGTTTGGTTAGGGGGTGTGACTTGTTTTTCAGTATGTGAGACGTAGCCGCGTGAGTCATCTCATGCAGTAACGTGTGAGCAGTAACTCCTTTGCTACTATCTAAGGTTATGGTGTTAGTAACAGGGTCAAATGTACCTACTACATCCCCCTCCATCTTGCCTATAGTTACCTTCGTGTCCCGCACGTTCTTTGCTAGGGCGGTAGCTACCTGCCTAACACGTTTGTTTGTGGTGGTCTTGGCTAGGTCTCCTAACGCGCCTTGTAAATCACCGTCGTTAAGTAGCTTTACTGTAGACTCCGGTAGCGGTGAGTCCATTGCAAGTGCTACCTCTTCGGGTAACATTTTTAAATTAAGGACATCTCCATTGTAAGGTACAAACTGAGTTGCTACTCCGCTAGATTGTATGTCTTCGTTTATTTGAGAAGTTATTTGAGCAGAAGACATGCCGGGCTTGAGTGGAGCATTCTCAGATTCTAAGTCAGCTTTTCTACGATCTTGCGCTTTCTTTCCCTTTTGTTGCGCTGGTTGCGCTGCGCCTATCTCTGCTACTAAATCCCCTTTTGATTTTTGTTTAGTGGCTCTACGTTTAGCAGATTTATCGGCATCAGCATCGGCATCAGCATTACGAACAGAAGGTTTTGGTTTAGTCGTTAATGCGGTTGCTGCTTGTTCTTCTTTATCTCTAGCGTCAACAGCGGCAATAGTTTTTTTACTTGCGGCTTTTTGTTCTTCTACTAAAGCCTCTATCTGCCCTACAGCATCTTTACTTAAATTATCTCGCACCCACGCCATAGTTTTTTTGGTGTTATCTCCACCAGTACCCTTAAACTTCTTAACGTCTGCTTTTGACTGATCTTTCTGCCGTCTAAATGCGGGGGTTTCTTCAGCAATCTCATAGGAAAGGCTAATAAACGCATCTATAGGACGTAAAAACCTATCAAAATATTGTTTTGCTATATTCTTGGCTTGGCCCGCTTCATCTTTAGCATCTCTTGGAAGACGAGACTTAATTAAATTTTCTATAGCCTTTGTATCGTCTTGAGCAGTTTCAGTATCTACAGGCATGGCGTTCTTATAAGTTATCTTGCCACTGGCTGGATCTGTTGTAGCCGCACCTTTAATGGTTTCTTTGGCTCCATCTAAAACTTTTTTACCGCTGGGAGTACCTAATATTCCACTTATGTTTGCGCCTTTAATTTTTTTTAGTGTACTGGCCCGCTGTCCTTCTCTTCCGTCAGGATCTGCAACGCTTTGTGCAGCATCACCCACTCCAACTGGGACAACTTCTTGAAGATTGGCGGTAATATTTTTATTGGCGAGTGGCCCGCTACCATCTTCAGGGCCAACTCCGCTTCCTTCTGGGTTAACTGTTCTAGCGTTTGCATCTGTGGTGCCTCCGGCAGCAGTGAGCCTCTTTACTCCTTCTGTTTTAGCTGAAGTTTTAGTCTGTATTTCTTCTAAAGGTAGTTGTTGTTGAGTTTGTTTAGGCTTACGCTCTTTAATGTTACCTTCTAATTCTCGTAATGCTTCAGCATTTTCCTTTGCTATAGCTTCAAGTTCAAGCAACTTTTTTATCTCAGCGGTTTCTTTCTGATCTTTTTCCGCTTGTATTCTAACGTCTTCAGCCACCATAGCTTCTAATTCAGCGGTTTCAGCAGCGTCTTCAAGTAAATCTACTTGTATAGGAGCAACATCTGTAGGGGCTTGTTCTTTTCTCTCACGGGCTATTTTCTTTCTACCGTAAGATGCTAGTATCTGTTCTGCTAGCTGTATGTCTTCCGCAGAGCTATCTTCTGCATCTACTATGGCTTCTAACTCTGCAAGCTCCGCATCTTCTAACTGAGCAGGAAACAAATCTCCTTGAATGTCGCCACGTATGTCTCTAGCTTCTCGTTGACGTTGTTCAAATTCAAACTGCCTACGTTTATCTAATACTTCCTCTCTAGGCATGTCTCTAACGTAAGATTCTCTGTCTACACGTTTTTGTTCATCTTCTTGACGTTGTTTTTCTTCTAACTTTTTACTCTTTTTACCAGTTATTGTTGTACCGTCTTTAGATACAGCAAAATCAGCATCAGGCGTAGGAGCGGGCAACGCTCCCGCTGTCTTCGGGCGTACATCCATTTCAAGTTGTTTAGGAGACCGTTGAGCAAATAAATCTCCTTGACGTTCTTCTTCTTCTATACGAGCCGCTTCTGCCTCTGCACTTATAGGGGGCAGTACATTTGCTATATTAGCTTCGGTAGTCCCTAATTCTTCTGCAAGTCTAGCTACAGCTTGTTCTCTAGTTAGCCCTGAATTTTCTAATGCTCTTATCTCATTAGACAGAGTTAGTCCTTCAGCTTCTCCTAACGCAAACTCAGGTGCATCGTCATCAGGAAATAATTTAAGTTGCCCCGATGCTTCCGCATCATCTTCCGCAGTTACAGCGTCTTCTGTAGTTCCTGCACCGCGCTTCCTGCCACCAAGGAACAAGTCAAGTAAAGCACCAGCAGCCGCACCGTAGCCAAACGACTCACCTGTACCCCCAAAGGTTTCGGCAAGGTCATTGTATTGCTGCTCGGTAAGGTTCTGCACTATCTCAGAGGTAGCTTCTTGTGCGCCTTCTAATCCACCAGTAATAGCAGCGTTCTGTATGCGCCCACCAATACCTTCTACAGCTTCAGGGCTAAGTTTGTCTACTAACTTGTTTAGAAGTGGTATATCAACAGACTTAAAGATTCGTCCAAGGGGCAGTGCTTCTAATACGCCGAAAGGAGCGGCAGTGCGGATAGCTACATTTCTTTCGTCTTCAGTGGCATTAGCCGCCCTAGCACGTTCACTAGCTTCTCCTGCCATAGCCCCCACACCAAGCGCAGCAGCAGCCGTACCACCAGCAACAGTAGCAGGAATAGCAGAAGGAGCTATTGCAGCCGCACCAGCAGCAGCCGCACCAAACCCTGCTATAGAGCCAAGTGCGCTACCTATGCCGTAGGATATAGAGTCAGTATCTCCACCTTCAGGGCGAAGCGATGTTGCGATGTCTTGTATTTTTCTTCGTGCGGTTAGCTCGTCTTCTTCTTCCAATAATGCAGCTACACCTAAAGCAGTAGTCTCACCCGTACCAACAAACCCTGCCCCTATACCTTTGGCAAGGTTACCAAGCATAGACGTGTCATCAACAGGCGTTTGTTTCCCGTAACGTGCTTCAAACGCTTGGCTACGTAACTTTTGTACGTTTCTTTTTATTACGTCAGAATCACGAGGAACATCATCTGGTATGTTGTTAAGCGTAATCCCATCTTCAGTGGTTATAGAATAAGGCATTAAAAATACTCTTTACGGATTAGGAATAAAATTACCACTAACACCACCAGCACCACCAGCACCACTATTATCAACTTTAGGGAAAGGTACACCAGATACCCTTGCAATCTCAGCTAGTATATACTGTTCGTAGGAAGCGTATTTTCCTGACATTATGTCTGTTATCATAGATGTGTACACAGATTGTAGTCTTTGTTGCTCTTTGTCTGCTGTACCTCTTTTTACAGCCTTTATAGCTTCAATCGTTTCAGCATCAAGATTATTGTTTACAGCTTGGACAGCTTTATCTTTTATTTCTATTACTTCCCTATACCGTTGTTGTAACTGCCCAAGAGTTTGCGAGCTTTGTATAGCCATTCTAAGCGCATTGGTTGACTCTATCTCTAATTGTTTGAGTATAGCACTAAGATTGCCTTTATCTGCCTCTAATATTCTTTTAGCTTCCGCATCAACAGCAACTTGATCAGCAGCGCTTAGTGAAGCATACGCTTTAGCAGCGTCACTCCTACTTTTTGTTATGCTGTCGTACATTTTCTGGCCTATCTCTCCACTTTTAGCAGCGGTAGCAGAATCTTCTTTCATAGACGCATCGTCTAACCTAACATTTACTAATTCACGGTTGTATCTAGCGCTTTCTACAGCGTTGTCTGCTTGTAACATACCACGCACACTCGCATTATAAGGAGCAAGTGCCGCTAACCTTCTTTGTTTTGCTAACTTATCAGGGTCAAAGTCTTGTTTATTAAGAGCCGCAATCCCCGCTATGTTTTCTTGCCGCTTATCAAAAAATTCTTTGCGTCTAGCAAACTCATCTTGATCAGTCCTAGCTTTAATACCTAATGCCGTAGGATCTGCCGACATATTTTCTTGGAATACATTTGTTACAGCAGGATCTAACCTACTTGATACTCGGTTCTGTTGTAACGTACTAGTATCAACAGGCTTTACAACAGGTAACTCAGTAGCAATGCCAGTAGGAGTAGGGCCAGTAGGAGTAGGAGAAGGAGATTTTAGTACACCCTGCCCCGCTACGGCAACTTGCCCCGGAGCCAAGACTCCTGCCCCCGGTTTTTGTTCTGGATCTGGCCCTTGCATTTTTTGAAG